TGTAGAACTGCTAACGGATACGACATAAACGGATTCGGACAACTCAAGGATGGTAGAGGCAATATTTGCCCTGTCACAATAATTTTGCCAACTTTGGCTATGGAGGCAGGAAATGTTGAAGACTTTATGGTTTTACTTGATGAGAAAATTCACGAAGCAAAGGATATGTTACTTGAGAGGTTTGAGTATATATGTTCTCAAAGCCCATCCTCCGCAAAGTTTATGTATGAAAATGGCACAATGAAGGGATATATACCAGAAGAGGGTATTCGTTCCGCGCTGAAGCATGGTACAATTGTAATTGGTCAGCTTGGATTAGCTGAATGTCTGCAAATTCTTATTGGTTGCGACCATACTACAGAAAAAGGTATGCAATTAGCTAAACGCATTGAACAACTTTTCAAAGATAGGTGCGCTGAATTTAAGCAAACTTATAAATTAAACTTTGGAGTATACTATACTCCAGCCGAAAATCTTTGTTATACAGCTATGAAGAAGTTCCAAGAAGACTTTGGAAAGCTTCCAAATATCAGTGATAGAGATTACTTCACCAACTCAATGCATGTACCTGTATGGAAAGAAATTTCGCCATTTGATAAGATAGATATTGAATCTGAACTCACAGGATATTCAAGCGCCGGTTGTATTACTTATGTTGAGCTTGAAGGTGCTGTATTAAAAAATCTTGAAGCTTTAGAACAAATTGTTAACTATGCAATGGATAAAGATATACCATATTTTGCTTTGAACGTACCTGCAGATACTTGTCTTGATTGTGGTTGGCAAGGTGAAATTGATAACGAATGTCCAGAGTGTGGGTCTAAGAACATTCAAAGATTACGTAGGGTAACCGGATATTTAACTGGTGATTATAAAACAGCTTTTAATAAGGGTAAAATAGCTGAAACAGAAGATAGATTTAAACATAGTAAAAAATTAATGTTATGATTAGTGGAATTTATAAAATTGAAAATTTAATAAACCATCATGTATATATAGGATTATCTAAAGATATTCCGAATAGATGGCGCGGTCATAAATCTAATTATAATAATCCTAATTGTAAGGATTATAATATGGTGATTTATAAAGCAATGAGAAAGTATGGAATAGAAAATTTTACTTTCGAAATTATTGAAGAATGTAATGAAGAATTATTAAATCAAAGAGAGCAATATTGGATTGCTTATTATGATAGTTATTATAATGGATATAATTCTACATTAGGTGGAGACGAAAGTCATATTCATTTAGGAAAACCAATAGAATTATATGATTTAGAAGGTAATTATATTACTACTTATCCTAATATTACTGAGGCCGCAAAAGCTATTGGAGTATCTCGTAGTGCTATTTATGGTATTTTACAAGGATATAGATTATCCACTAAAAACTATCAATTTAAAATAGTAGACGATACTAAAATTATAAAACCATATAAAAGTCGTCAAGGTGGAAAATTAAAAGTATATCAAAAAGATGATAATAATAATATTATCAATACCTTTGATAGTATTAAAGAAGCAGCGACAACTTTAAAAATAGATAGTAGTGCCATTACAAAATGTTGTAAAGGTAAATTAAAACATTGTGGCGGCTTTAGATGGGAGTATGTAAATGAGTAGATATAGTGCAATAATACCGAATGATGTTGTCAACGGACATGGGGTGTGTGTCAGTTTTTTTGTACAAGGCTGCCCGCACCACTGTCCAGGCTGTTTTAATGAAGAAACTTGGGATTTTCATGGGGGTGTACCTTACACTCCCGAAGTAAAATGGAATATTATTAAAGCAATCGCAGCCAATAACATTAATCGTAATTTTTCAGTATTAGGTGGCGAGCCATTGGCGGCACAAAACATAGATATGACTTGGGAAGTTATTGACGCAGTACGTCATGCATATCCAACTATTGAAATTATTCTATGGACAGGCTATACTTATGAAGAACTAATGGTTCAGCCTAGTGAAAACCTATTAAATATATTAAATACAATTGACATATTAGTTGATGGGCCTTTTATCGAAAAAGAAAAAGACTTATCTTTACAACTAAGGGGAAGCCGCAATCAACGTATATGGATAAGAAAAAATAATCATTGGGAGATAAAAAATGATTGATGATTTACATGTAAGTTATGAGAAATTTCATAAACTTCATAAAAAAGTTAAAGAATTAAATATGAAAGAAATATCTTTTGAATTTTTAGTTGGTAGTTGTTTTCCTAAAGCTTTTGAAAATATAAAAGAAGAAATGCGTAGACAATATACTTTAGGTTATACTGAAGGACTAAAAGATGGTAGCAACAAAACGTCGGAGTAATCCGGCGTTTTAAATTTTGACAAACAAATTTTTTTCTGATATAATATATATATAGAAAGGTGAAAAATGGAAATAATTAAAATATTAAATTTACTTCGAAAATATGACATACCAGAGAGTTATCCTTTATGGGCAGAACATGATATAATTGGTTTTAATGTTGATTATGAAAAAATTAGTGAAGAAGATATTAATACATTACAAAAATTAGGATGCTTTTTCGATGAAGAGTATGATAGTTTAATAATGTTTGTATAAACTAGAAAGAGAGGTAGCGTGAATGGAAAAATTAAAATTTCCAGGTTCGCTGCATAATCACACAGACTTTAGTAATTTTCGTCTTAGGGACTCAATTAATACAGTTGAGTCTCTAGTTGACTATGCCGTCGAACTTGGACAAGAAGTAGTAGCGATTACCGAGCACGACACAATCGCATCACATATTCGTGCAGAAAAATATTATAAGAAAATTAAAGAGAAAAATCCGAATTTTAAAGTAATTCTTGGAAATGAGATTTATCTTGTAAGAAATGGATTGAATTCAGATAATTTTGATAAAGATAAAGATAGATATTTCCATTTTATTTTACTTGCTAAAGATGAAATTGGACATAAGCAAATCCGTGAGATTTCAACTCGTGCATGGATGAGGAGTTATGTCGCGCGCCGCATGAGAAGAGTTCCAACTTATTATAATGATTTAATTGAAGTAATTGGTAAAAATCCAGGTCATGTAATAGGTTCAACCGCATGTTTGGGTGGATGTTTACCGACTCAGTTAATTAGAAATAGAGATAATAGCGCGCCATCAATGGATTTAATTAAAAGATGGATTTTACAGTTGCAAGGAATTTTCGGTAAAGAAGATTTCTATTTTGAAATGCAACCATCGTTTAATAAAGACCAGATTTATGTAAATCATAAATTAGTTGAATTAAGTGAAGAATTGGGAATAAAATATATAATTACAAATGACGCACATTATTTGAAGAAAGAAGATAGACCAATTCATAAAGCTTTTCTTAATTCACAACAGGGTGATAGAGAAGTTGATGATTTCTATGCCACAACTTATCTTATGAATACAGAAGAAATTGAATCTTATATGTTAAAAGAAATGGGAGAGGAAGTTCTTCAAAAAGCATATAGGACAATTTTAGAGATTAAAGATAAATGTCAAGATTATTCTTTAATGAAGCCATTAAAGATTCCGAGATTAAATTGGAAAAGTTATAATCACTTAGCAAATGGTATTTGGTTTGAACGAATCCCTATGTTAGAAAAGTTTGTAAATTCTTCTTACGAATCAGATAAACATTTAGCTCATGCAATAGTAGATAGAATTTATGATTCTCCTGACCTTCAAAATAAAGAAGTATATGATGAGGTCAACGCGTGTCTTGAAGATACATGGATTAGTTCTGAAGTAAATGGAAGTAGATGGAGTGCATATTTCTTAAATCTTCAAAATATAATTGACTCATGTTGGGATGCAGGAACATTAGTAGGATGCGGCCGTGGGTCTGGTGTAGGATTTATCTTATTATATTTGTTAGGTATAACACAGATTAATCCGTTAAGAGAAAAGAGCCAGACAAAGCGCTGGAGATTCTTGAATCCAGAGCGTGTATCTGTTCTAGATGTAGATATTGATATTGAAGGCGGCCGCAGAGCAGAAGTTTTAAAGAACTTTCGTCGTATTTATGGAGAAGATAGAGTTGCGAATGTATTAACTTTAAAAACCGAGAAGTCAAAATCAGCAATTCTTACCGCGGCGCGTGGTTTAGGAATCGATGTTGATACGGCGCAATATTTATCTTCATTTATTGAGGCGGATAGAGGACAATTAAGAACTCTGAAACAAACTTTTTATGGTGATTCTGAAAACGGAATAAGTGCTTCAAAGCAATTTAGAATTGAAATGGAGGAAAATTATCCTGAACTATGGAAGGTTGCACAAGGAATTGAAGGATTAATAAATGGCTGTGGTATTCATGCAGGTGGAGTTATTTTTGTAGATGAACCTTTTACAAACTCGACCGCATTAATGCGGGCTCCAAGTGGAGAAATTATAACTCAATTCGACCTCCATGCCGCAGAGGATACTGGATTAATTAAATACGATATTCTTTCAGTTGAAGCATTAGATAAAATTCATAATTGTCTTGATTTAATTTGTGATTATGGATATGAGCAAAGAGAGAATACTTTAAGAGAAACTTATGAAAAAACCATTGGAATTTATAAATTAGAACGTGAAGCTCCCGAAATGTGGAAAATGTGTTGGGAGCATAAAGTTCAAAGTTTATTCCAAATGGAAAAGCAATCTGGTATTAGTGGAATTGCAGCGATGAAACCGACTTCAGTAGACGACTTAGCAATTCTTAATTCTGCGATTAGGTTAATGGCAACTGAAAAAGGCGGAGAAATGCCAGTTAATAAACTTGCAAGATTTAAAGCGCATCCAGGTGATTGGGATAGAGAACTTCAAAAATATGGACTCGGTGAAGAAGCAAAGAAAATTCTTGAACCAGTTTTAGGAGTTTCATATGGATTGTGTATTGCACAAGAACAATTCATGCAATTGGTTCAGCTTCCAGAACTTGGTGGTTTTAATCTAACTTGGGCAGATAAGTTAAGAAAGTCAATTGCAAAGAAAAATCCCGCAGAATATGATAAATTAACTGAAGAATATTTTAAGACAATTAAAGAAAAAGGTTTAGATGAAAAACTTTGTGATTATACTTGGAATATATTAATTGCAATGAGTAAAGGTTATGGTTTTAACTTATCTCATACGTTAGCATATTCATTAATTGGACTTCAAGAACTTAATCTTGCATATAGATATCCGTTAATTCTTTGGGATTGCGCTTGTTTAATAACTGATAGCGGCGGTGCAGAAAAAGAGTCCGAAGAAGAAGAATCAAGCAATACTGTTGAAGAAATTTATAATGATAATATAGGAAATTTTGAAGAAGTAGAAGAAGAAGATGAAGAAGAAAACGAAGAAGAAGAAGGAAATGAGACAACCACTTCTAAAAAGAAAACCAATAGAACTGTAAACTATGGAAAAATTGCAACAGCTATTGGTAAAATGAAAAGTGCAGGAATCAAAATAATCGCAACTGATATAAATAAATCTTCATATACATTTTCACCAGATGTAGAGAATAATTTAATTATTTATGGATTAAGTGGTATTACAAGAGTCGGTGAAGATTTAGTTAAAGAAATTATAAATAATCGTCCGTATGAATCAATTGAGAACTTTTTAAATAAAGTTAAAATTAATAAGCCGCAGATGATTAATTTAATTAAGTCTGGAGCATTTGATACGTTATATGGCGGCGACCGCTTAAAAGCAATGAAAACTTACATAAATCTAATTGCAGATAAAAAGAAGCGTATTACTTTACAGAATATGAAAATGTTAATTGATTTTAATTTAATTCCAAACAATTATGATTTTCAATGTAGAGTTTATAATTTTAATAAGTATCTTAAAAAGTTTAAGATAAATGATTCATATGGATTAGACTTGGCCGCATTTACTTTTTATAGTAATAATTTTGATATAGATTATTTAACTCCATATAATCAAGATAATATTTTGTTTTTAATTAAACAAACTAAATGGGATAGTTTATATAAAAAGCAAATGGATATAATCCGTCCATATATTCAAAAGTATAATACAGATTTATTAAATAGTGTTAACGAAAGATTATATAATGAGACTTGGGAAAAATATTGTTTAGGTACAATAAGTAAATGGGAAATGGATTCAATTTCTTGTTATATTCATGACCATGAAATGACAAAAGTAAAAAATATAATTTATGGTTTTTCTGATTTCTCAAAGTTATCTGATGAGCCAACAGTTAATTATGAGTTTACTTCAAAACAAACTGGTCAAAAGATTCCATTATATAAAATCTATCGTATTGCGGGAACGGTTTTGGATAAGGATAAAAATAAAAAGACAGTAACATTATTAACCACAGATAGTGTAGTAACTGTTAAAATCTTTGGAGACGCGTTCACTCATTATGATAAACAATTATCTGAACGTGGCGCGGATGGTAAGAAGCACGTCACAGAAAAGTCTTGGCTTAGTCGTGGTAATAAAATCATCGTAACTGGAATTAAAAGAGATAATGATTTTATATGTAAAAAATATAAGAATACTCCATATCATTTGGTTGAATTAATAACTTCAATTGATGATAGCGGGTATATAAAAACACAACAGGAGCGCGCGAGTGCATGAGTTATGGTTTATATGATGGGGATTTGCCGCTTTACGACAGATTCCCATTCCTCAACTTAGAACTAATGAAGTTAGCTACATATTATAAAAATAAACGAGAAATAGTTAGTCTAACTCAAGATTTTATACCACAAAAATATAGTCATTTTATCGTAAGACAGGACTATTTTAATCCCAATGTAAACTATCCATATTATAAACATGTTGAGTTCGGTGGTAAAGCCTTTAATGGGCCGATATATAAGCCAATGGCTTTAGAAATAGAAGAATGTAGACCAGATATAAGCATCTATAATAATATAAAAACAACTTATAAATTTACTCAAAACGATAGTAAAGCTTTTCACACAATGCGGAACGCCATACATTTACGGCTTTCATTGGATGGCCGCGCAATCTGGTCAAACTTCTCTAAACAACTTCCAAATGATAAGGGTCATAGTGGTTTAATTTTTCATGACGATAACCTTGAAAATATAGCTGATTCACAACAGATAATTCAAGAACTACTAGAAGGATTACTTCCGGCACCGCTTCAACGGATAGGCACAAAATATCCAATTCAAGTAGAAACCGAAGACAGATACATAAGTTGGCTCAGGTTTCTTGCAATTAATCAATTCTATTCTCTTCAATATAATGGAATACCTTGTCAAGAAAGTTTAGAAGAAATTGCAACAATTACCAAAAACTCAACCCGTCTGCCGCAGACAACGCTTAACGTTACCGCAAATACAACATATGAAAAATTCATAACACAAGATATAGTATCTATAATGCGGAATTCCGCAATTTTATGTACCTATAAGGCGCAAATCCCACTTATTTATGATGACACCTTTTTCATAGATAAACGATGGGCAGATGTTACTTGGATTATTCAACAGTATATAGCTTTTTTAATCAATCTACTTCACAAACGAGATAGGGTTGAAAGAGTTATACCTTACGAAACACTTTATAACTACTATAATTACTTAATTAAAAAACCACGTCATACTGGTTTAAAAGTAGATAAACAATTTATCCAAGAAACTTTTCAATTTGTGCGCCTTAATAACTATGAACTATTTACTCTATTTTATAAACCTATAAAGGAGATAGCAAATGAAGCCAGAAGAAATTAAAGAAAAAATTACTTTCAATAACCATATGATTGAGAAATTACTCGATCCTACGGTTTTTATTCTTCAACCTGAAATTGAAGCTTATTTGAAAGAAAATGAAGAATTGAGACAAATGTGCGCTCATAAATTTGAAAATGGAGTTTGCGTTTACTGTGGAAAAGAAGAGTAATCCTTAAAATATTTAAATACTTAGGAGGACGCTTTAATGCAATACATTAAAAAAAGAGATGGTAGATTAGTTGAATTTAATAGAATTAAAATCGTTGATGCCATCTTAAAAGCTTTCAAAGAAGTAGACGGAACTGCAAGTGATTATGCTTTAGAGAAAGCAAACAATATCGCTACTTTTATCGAAAATAAAAGTAAAAACAAAATCTTAACTGTAGAAGAAATTCAAGACCTTGTAGAACAAGGTTTAATGTCAACCAAAAGAAAAGATGTAGCAAGAGCATATATTGCTTATCGTATCGAAAGAACTCGTATCCGTAATTGGAATACGCAAATGATGAATCAAGTCGCAGTTAAACTCGCGGCAAGTGATGTACAAAATCAGAATGCGAATGTTGATGAATATTCATTCGGCGGCCGCAGAGGTGAAGCTGATTCAGTTATCTTTAAGCAATATGCCCTTGATAACTTAGTTTCCGAAATGGCTCGTAACAATCACTTAAATAATGAAATTTATATTCATGATTTAGACAGTTATATTTTAGGTATGCATAATTGTCTTACCATTCCTTTTGATAAATTATTAGCAGAGGGATTTAATACAAGACAAACTGATGTGCGCCCAGCTAATTCAGTTAATACTGCATTCCAATTAGTGGCTGTATTATTCCAATTGCAATCTTTACAACAGTTTGGTGGAGTAAGCGCAAGCCATTTAGATTGGACAATGGTTCCTTATGTGCGTAAGTCTTTCTTAAAACATTTTAAAGATGGGGTTAAATATTTAGAAGAACATCATTTTGATGGCGAACCTATATCAATTGAAGATGAAGTTTATAAATCTCATCCTGCTGCATACAGATATGCAATGGATATGACAATTAAAGAAATTCAACAAGCGGTAGAAGGCATGTATCATAACCTTAATACTCTTCAGAGTAGAAGCGGTAATCAACTTCCCTTCACTTCAATTAATTACGGTACTTGTACACTACCTGAAGGCCGCATGATTATTAGAGCTTTACTTCAAGGCTCAATTAAAGGCGTCGGCAAACTTCATAAAACTCCAATTTTTCCTTGTGGAATTTTCCAATATATGAAAGGAGTTAATGATAAGCCCGGCACGCCGAATTATGACTTATTCCAACTGGCTCTTGAATCAACCGCAAAGCGTTTATATCCAAATTATGCTAACGTAGATTGGAGTGGTAATGCGGGATACGATAGAAATGACCCAAAGACCTACTTCAGTACAATGGGATGCCGCACGGCAAATGGCTTTGATATTAATGGCTTTGGTCAACTTAAAGATGGCCGTGGAAATATTTGTCCAGTAACTATAATCCTTCCTACGCTTGCGATGGAGGCTAAGGAATCACTCCATGAAGATGATGATATAGTTGAAGCTTTTATGGATTTACTTGACGAGAAAATCTTTGAAGCGAAAGATATGTTACTTGAACGCTTTGAATATATTTGTTCTCAAAATCCTGAGTCTGCTAAATTCATGTATGAAAATGGTACAATGGAGGGATATATTCCCGAAGAGGGAATTCGCTCCGCACTTAAACATGGTACAATTGTTATTGGCCAATTAGGTTTAGCGGAAACATTACAAATATTAATTGGCTGTGACCATACAACTGAAAAAGGAATGGAACTTGCAAAGCGCATTGAACAGTTATTTAAAGATAGATGTGCAGAATTTAAACAACGTTATAAATTAAACTTCGGCGTATATTATACGCCCGCAGAAAATTTATGCTATACGGCAATGAAAAAATTTAAAGCAAAATATGGAAACATCCCCAATATAAGCGACCGTGAGTATTTTACCAATTCAATGCATGTCCCAGTTTGGAAAGAAATTTCTCCTTTTGATAAAATAGATATTGAAAGCCAATTAACTGGTTATTCAAGTGCTGGTTGTATTACTTATGTTGAATTAGAGGGTGCGATACTTAAAAATCTTTCGGCCCTGGAGCAGATAGTTACTTATGCGATGGAAAAAGATATACCATACTTTGCAATTAATGTGCCTAATGATACTTGTCTTGAGTGTGGTTGGACAGGAGAAATTGCAAATGAATGCCCAGAATGTGGCTCAACAAATATACAAAGACTTAGAAGAGTTACGGGATATTTAACGGGCAATTATACAACAGCATTTAATTATGGAAAACAAAAAGAGGTTGAAGACAGATATAAACATTCGAGGAAGTTATGAAACTAACAGAAGTATTTCAAAAATCTATTTTAGCAGGCATATTAATTGGATTCGGAGTTATTATAAATCTTCAATCTAACGATAAAGTTGTAGGGGCACTACTCTTTAGCTTTGGCTTACTTACAATAATTGAAATGCAACTTTTACTCTATACAGGTAAAATTGGCTTTTTAGAAGAAGATTTAATGCCTATGTTAATTCCCATATTAATTTTTAATTGTATTGGTATTGCAATTACAGTTTTCCTATATGGTGCGGCCAATCCAGATTTTAATACCGTTATTGCTAATGCGGCCAGTATAAAATTTGCTAAAGGCTATCTTACCCTATTTATAAATGCATGCTTCTGCGGCGCATTAATTCATTTTGCGGTTAAAAATAAAGTTAAGATTTTAACAATTTTTGCAATAATGATTTTTATTTTAACAGGTGCCGAACACTGTATAGCTGATTTTCCATATTTACTGTATGCGCCTTCTTTTGAAAACGTATGCAAATTTATTGAAGTCGTATGTGGTAATTCTATGGGCGCATTAATAATTGAGAGGTTAACCTGGTGAGATATAATACAATACTTGCTAATGATGTAGTAAACGGAGAAGGAGTTTGCGTCTCCTTCTTCGTGCAAGGCTGCCCACACCGATGCGAAGGATGTTTTAATCCTGAAACGTGGGATTTTGCAGGCGGCCGCGAGTATACATCAGACATAAAATGGGAAATTATAAAACTAATTAGCGCAAATAATATTCAAAGAAACTTTTCAGTACTTGGTGGGGAGCCGATGTCTATGCGGAATTTAGAAATGACTGATGAAGTTATATCTGCGGTACGCGTAGCTTATCCTGATATTAAAATATTTTTGTGGACTGGATTTTTCTTATTCGACCTTATAGACTTAAACGATGAGCATGTCAATTCTATTCTTTCTAAGGTAGATTATGTAATTGATGGACCTTTTGATGAAAAATTAAAAGATTTAAGTTTAAAATTGCGCGGTAGCTCTAACCAAAGAATATGGACAAAAATAAATAATAATTGGGTAGAACAAGATGGATAAGATTACTGTTACTTATGGAAAACTTAAGAAAATAATGAAACAATTAAGACAAATGAATTTTCAAGATAGTGATGAAGTTTCATTTGAATTTATTATAGGTAGCTGTTTTCCAGATATTTACAACAATATACAAGAAGAAATGAGACGTCAGCATGCAATGGGTTATGCTGAAGGACTCAAAAATAGCAAGAATTAAG